CAGGTCAAAGCCACTGGCACAACCACTGGCTGGCAGATATTCGTAAGCCCGGACGGTGATAAGGTGATTTTTAATTATCCAACTGATGACGTTGATCCGTTCAATCAGCACGTTTTTAACCCTATCATTAGAGCCTGGTGCATTTTTGAAGACATACCAGCCCATGTATGGGGCCAGTTTAACGGCGATACATATTTTGGTAGTGCGTCAGGCGTGGTGTTTAAGGTAGGCGGTGATGCGGATAATGGCTCAAACATTGTTGGTGACCTTGCTACCAGCTACAACTATTTTGGTGATAGAGGATCAATAAAGCGTTTTTCTAGTGTGCAGCCTATGCTAGAGGGCGAGACTGATATTGCCTTTGATTTTGGGGTTGGCGTTGATCAAGCTCCAGTTGCAGGAATTGAGGTTTCATCCACCACGTTTGAGTCAAACGTAGCAGCTTGGGATACGGCAACCTGGGATGATTTTTTCTGGGCTGACACTACGGGGGCAGGCGTCACCAAGCGCCGTAAGGCGGTCAATAGACTAGGATATTCGGCAGCATTGCGGATTAAAGTCGCAACCAGTTCGCAAACGATAAGTTTTATTAGCGCTCACTACACTATAGCACCAGGGGGGCCACTGTAATGGCATTTTCAGGCGGCACTTTTTCACGCACATTTGACTGCACAACAGACCGCGACAACGGCGTAAAAATTCTTGCCAGCAAGTTTGACACAGAACTGGACGGAATGGCTACCGGCCTGTCCACTTGCATCCTCAAAGACGGCACGCAGACTTGCACCGCAGCAATACCGTTTGCAGAAGGTCTGACAGTCCCTGACAACAAGACCATAGTGCTTGGCACAAACAGCGACATCACAATCCAGTATGATGAAAGCACCAATGACAGCCTTGAGATTGCGGCCAATGTAGAGGGCGCTGGTCTTGGTATCGTGTTGAAAGCTGATCAGGGCGATGACAACGCTGACCAGCACAAAGTAAACATTGCTGATGGCGGCACGCTGACAATGGCAAGCAAGATCAGCGGCAGCTTTGTCAGTTATCTTACACATACGCCAAACAGCACAGTCGCCAGCAGCACAACCGCTGTGGCAGGCCACCTAACAGTCGGTGGCGATTTGACGCTTGGATCAGGCGCGGTCATCAGCGAGGCTGAACTAGAAAAGCTGGACGGTATCACCAACGGTACTGTGGCGGCTGACAAGGCCGTGGTTGTTGATAGCAACAAGGATATTGCCAGTTTCCGCAATGTCACGCTGACCGGCGAACTTGATGCTGGAAGCCTGGATGTATCTGGCGATGCTGACATTGATGGCACGCTAGAAGCCGATGCCATGACGCTGAACGGCACAGCCATCACAGCAACTGCCACGTTGGACACAGGCATCTCAAATAACAATGTGCCAAAATTCACTAGCGGCGTTGCAGACAATGATTTCCTGCGCGTGGATGGCACAGCCATTGAGGGGCGCTCTGCATCAGAAGTGTTGTCTGACATTGGTGGACAAGCCAGTTTGACCTTTGGCATTTCTAATACAAACGCTGTTAAAATTGACAGTAGTTCTGTTGCAGATGATGAGTATGCCAGATTTACGGCAAATGGTTTAGAGAGCCGCGCAACATCAGAAGTGCTTTCAGATATTGGCGCACAAGCTACCCTGACTTTTGGCATCTCAAACACAAATGCTGTAAAGATTGATAGCGCTTCGGTGGCTGATGATGAATATGCAAGATTTACAGCAAACGGTTTGGAAAGTCGCAGCGTCTCAGAAGTTGCGTCTGACATTGGGGCTGCAACGCAAGATGATATTGTGGCCTTGGCAATAGCGCTTGGCGGCTAAAGGAGAAAAATAGATGGCTAATACTTTTAAGGTTGTATCGCACGATGTGATGCCAGCCAGCGCTGGTTCGCCAGAGGCGCTATATACAACACCAGGATCAACGACAACCGTTGTGATCGGGTTGATTTTGGCAAACATTCATACAGCGCAGGTTACAGCTTCGGTAAAGCTGGTGTCAGACACCTCCGGCGGTGGTCGTGCTGCTACAAACACCACGACATTCCTTGCCAAAGACATACCGATCCCGGTCGGCGGCTCTGTGTCTCCGCTTGTTGGAAAAATTGTACTTGAAACAACTGATATTCTGCAAATTGATTGCAGTGTTGCTGACAAGGTTAGTGTGACAGCTAGTATTATGGAGATAACCTGATGACAACAGAATATCCATTTATTGGTAAAACTGGCGACCAAACCGAGTATGTAGCAGTGATTCGTCAGAATGAGCAAAGCGTAGTGCAAAGCCTCACCATTGACGCAACAAACAGCGGAATGTCTGCTGGCCCTATAACAGTCGAAACCACTGCTACCGTCACTGTTAACGGATATTGGAGCATCGTATGAGCAGCCAACTAAATGTAGACACGATTGTAGACAAAGCTGGCTCTGGCGGCACAAATGTTAAGGTAGGCAATACTTCTACATATGTATCTGACGGTGGAGGGGTAACACAAAATCTTGTGCAAGGTTTAGCGAAAGCGTGGTGTAAAATAAATGGAACAGGAACTCCAGCCATAAATGATTCTTTTAATTGCAGCGGTAGTATTACCGACAATGGCAATGGAGATTATAGCATAGGAATAACGTCTGCATTTTCTAATGTAAGTAACATTGTTGCCGTAGGCATGGAGTTTGAAAATAGTACAAGTTCTGCTATTGCCATTGGGAGTTCTTCTACATCAAGTCTGAGATTAAAATCTTTTGATAACGGTAACGCAAGCGATAGAGAGCATCTTGGATTTTTAGTGCATGGAGACTTAGCATAATGGCTAGCCAACTTAAAGTAGATACAATTACAGGAGTAACCACGGCTGGCTCTATTTCCGTGACAGGCGAGGGCAACTCAACCACGACTAACTTGCAGCAGGGCTTGGTAAAGGCTTGGGCGAATGTAGATGGAACTGGAACTCCTGCTTTGGACGACAGTTTCAACTGCTCGGGTGTCGCTGATCGCGGTACCGGGGAGTACACGCTTTCCTACGTTAGCAGCATGAATAATACGGTCTATGCAATTCCGTTTGGTGGTAAAAACCCTTCTGTTTCATCTAATTATGGTGGTCTTGGAATTGCGGAAGGTGCTGACAGATTAACTACAGGCAACATCCCTTTTAGGTTATTTTTCGGTAATGGTACTTTTGGTGATTACAACGAACTAACAGTCGCGATCATAGGGGACCTTGCATAATGGCTAGTGAGATTAGAGTAAACACATTAAAGGATGCCAGCGGGAACAACAGCGTTGCTACCAGCTTTGTTTCAAACGGTAGTGCGAAACTTAGACACGCATCTAGCACAGATGGTGCATCTTTGTTTGGTAGTTTTAATGTAAGTTCTTTAGGAGATACAGCGACCGGGAAAGAAACTATAAATTTTACAGACTCAATGTCAGATAATTCTTACTCTGTAACTCATGGTAATGGAAACGACCATAATGGCAGCATAAGGATATTATTAACTGATACCTTAACTGCATCATCTTACCAAGTTCATGCTTACAATACCTCTAGTGCTTTATCAGACGGGCCTACTTGTAGCACAGTATTTGGAGACTTAGCATGACAGTGACCCCAGAGTTTCAAGGCGTACATCTGTGGGATAGGCTCTGCTGGGCAAAGGAAAACCTAGAGCCGCATCAGTCTGACATTCGGGTTGTGTATGAGGACAGTGTAGATCAGCCTGCTAAGATACTGTCTCCAGACTTAAACTGGGTAGCCGCCGCCGAAAATGGGGGCGTATTGCCGCCTGTTGAGGTTTACTGGGAGTTGGCAAAAGACGAGGCACAGCCCGACTTTGTAAAGCACACTCGCGGCTATTTATTGCACAATACAAAGCCTGTTGGCCCTATGACAGAAACCAGTGGCCCATATGGCGGCTGGGTAAATTATTTAATTATGAAAGATGTGCCGCAATCTGTGTGGCGCACTTGGAATGAAGGCAATAAACCAAAGATGGTGATCTGCCGCAAAGATCAGCTTCCCAGCACACGAGAGTGGCGCAATGCTTGGAAGATAAGTGAAGACCTAGCCACTGATGAAACTGTAGCCGCATAAGGAGAAGCCTGATGGCAACAACACATATTGTAGATAAGGATGGTAACTCGATTGATGCTTCAGCCGCTACTGTCCCATCAGATCGTCATTTTCGTGGTGCATGGTCACTTTCTGGCAAGGTTATCTCTGAGGACATGACAGAGGCTAAGAAAATCTTTCAAGACAAGATCCGTGAGATACGCAAGCCGCTTCTTGAGGCAGAAGACGTAGCCTATATGAAAGCACTTGAAGCTGACGACGCAACTGCAAAGACTAATTCTGTAAATAAGAAGAAGGCTTTGCGCGATGCACCTGCTGCTTCTGCAATCACAGACGCAGACACGATTGCAAAGCTTAAAGCGGCTTGGGATACAAGTGTGCTTGGCGACTCGCCCTACGCATAATGAGCAAGCCAACCGCCGCATCTGTACAGGCCCAGATAAATACTCACGAAGCAGTTTGTGCAGAACGCTGGAAAGAAACTATCCTGCGTATCAAACGTATCGAGCACATTATGATTGGTACTGCTGGCACGACTATAGTTTTGCTTATCGGGCTAATTGTTAATGGATGATTCATGCGTTTTTATTGTTTGTATTTGTGGGGATTGGTGAGGACAAACGTCTCAAAAGCAATGATATGTATTTTAGCTCTGTCGATGACTGCGTGTACTTTGCACAACGGCTGCACAAGCAGGGCCAAACAATCACCGCTTATTGTTTGCCAGTCGTGGTAGCCAAAGATACAAAGGTGTATTGATGATTGAGGTAGCCGCAGTAGCCAGCGTGGCTGCACAGTCTTTCAAATTGCTAAAAGCCGGTTTTGCCGTGGGTCGAGATTTGGAATCTATGGCAGGGGATTTGTCAAGATGGATGGGCGCTTTAAGTGACCTCACTCAAGCCGAAAAAGAGATTCAAAATCCCCCCTTATTCGCCAAACTCTTTCGTGGCAAGTCGATCGAGCAGGAAGCTATCGAAGTGTTCGCCGCCAACCGAGCCGCAAAAACGCAGCGCGACGAATTAAAACAGTTTGTTCAGTATTCACTTGGGCAGTCGGCTTGGAACGAACTGTTGGCTCTCGAAGGGTCAATTCGGAAAACTCGCGCGGAAACAATATACAAGCAAAGAGAGAAGCGTAGAAAGTTTGTTGAGATAGTAGCTTGGATTTTAATGGGGCTTGTCGGCTGTGGTGTCTTAATTGGTTTCGTTATGCTTCTCAAAGCGCATACGGCTAACGCACAGCCCGAGCATGTGGTCTGCCGCTTGGTTGGCTGCGAGATAATTAAGAAAAAACGATACTGCGTTTATAGAGGTGTAAAAACTCAAGAAACCGTAATTCTTGAGCCAAGCGAATGGTTTCCAAAAGAGTATCAGTGTAAATACGACCCCGATGCACCAAAGCCGCCATCGCTTCAAGAGACTCTGAAGGTGATCAGGGAAAGCCAGCGGTGAACACTATCGTTCTGGGAGCCGATGAATATTTGAAATCGTGGGCAGCAAAGCGCATTGGCATCGACAAGTTCGGTCCAAGCACAGCAATCGGCGTGCAAAATGATGGGGAGATTATCTGCGCCGCCGTCTACCACGATTGGAGAGAAGGGCAGATCGAGGCATCCATAGCTGCCACCTCCCGGCGCTGGGCTTGCCGGTCTGTCCTTCACGTCCTCTTTGCCTATCCGTTTGATCAGATAGGTGCTAACCGTATTTTAGTGCAGTGCAGTGAGGCCAACGACAAGGCTATGAAGATGAATAAGCAGCTTGGATTTACACAAGAGGGCAGGCTGCGCCAGCTATATCCACCCCACGATGCAGTTTTGTGGGGAATGTTAAGAAGCGAATGTAAATGGTTGAAAGGTAACGACTATGGGCAAAAGAGCGCCGTCACCACCACCAGTGCCTGATCCAAATCAGTTGATCAACGCGCAATCAAATGCAAATAGGATTACGCAGTTTACGCCCTATGGCAACCTTCTGTTTGGAAGCGTTGGAGACAGTGGTCAGTTTGTGCAGGGTCAAGTCCCAGAGGACGGCCAAGCGGCTGCGTTTACGCAGGAAACACCGTTTCAAACGCAACTGCGTGCAGCGACTGAAGGCACTGGCCTGGGGCTAGGCAACCTGGCGTTTGACCGGGTAACCGGCCGCACGGTGGTAGGTCAGAATCCTGATGGCTCACCGATCTTTCAGGATGATCCCGACTTTCAAAATCCGTTCAGAACAGCGCCCACATTGTCAGGCATATCCGCTGCCCAGGATATCGACCCGACTACCGGCCTGCCTGCTTTTCAAAGCACTATATCAAGCCCGGTTGATCTGCCCACTGGCCTTGATACAGCCGGTCTAACGGCGCTACAGAGCGATCCGCAAGCCTTTAGGTCCAACATAGAGCA